GTTGAACGACGACGCTGGGGTGCCACGCCCCACCAGATCACACTCGAACATGACCAGCTCGCCCGGTTCGCAACTGACTTTCAGCCGCGAGGCGATACAGTCGTTAATCTTCGTTCCGGCTGAGTTGTTTGCCGGTGAGTATTCGCCGACGGTCATGAAGAACCCGGCGTTGACAGTGAAGTCGGGCTGCGTGTCGCCGAACGTGAACGTCTTTGCGAACGGCGTCGTTGCAGCTTCAGACACGTTCTGCACCAGTGCGTAGATGAACAGATCAAGCTCCTTGTGCTTGGCCGGTCCGCTCAGGCTGACCTTCGGCGCCGCCATCGACTGGTGCGTGATGATCTCGTCCTTGCTCGGATTGCGCGAGCCTGCCGAAATCGGCACGTTGCGCACCTTCACGTCGCGATCAATCGACGCCGGTTCACCGCCAAATAGGATCATGGGCGCGCTATCGGCAATCGCCGTCCCAAACGTCGACTGCTCCGCGAGACAGAGTTTCTTCTCGCGTGTGGTACTAACTACCAGAGCCATATTCCACCTCCTCAGCTACGCCGTCGGCAATCAACAGCGTTGCGTCATCGACCTCGATGGTTCCACCAGCCTTCAGCTCACGAGCGACATCGATGTCAATCGCGTATGAGGCTGCTATCGTACTGGCCTTGTACTCGCGCGCCAGCGGTGTTCCTTTGACCTTCATTGTCATCACTCCTGTGTATGAGTCACATGCGTCATTATCGTATAGATTATCTCGCCACCGATGGTAGCCGATTCAACGAACTCGGTTCCGACTACCCAATCCGTTATCTCCATCACCCGGAAGCCACTGGCCACGTTCAGGTTATCCATTATCTTGTTGTGAGCGCTGCTCATCAGGCGGGCTATCTTCTCCCCGTCTGTCACGCCCCCGGTGTAATCTGTATGCACCCTGACGCCGATCCCGATATTATATCGGGTAGCCGGTCCGGTCCCTGGTACGTTCACCGACGAGGTTGTCTCGATCTGGTTGACGCCCACCGTGATTGCGTTCAGCTCCAGCTTGGCAACGCCATGATAGCCATACAGGTAGCTGAACGTCGGATCGTAACCACTGGCCATTGTGGTCTGGAGTGTGTTCAACAGGGCGACAATCGCGTCCCTGGCGTCCTCAGCAAAGCCTGATCCGTAGATGGTAGCCATTACCGGGCCTCCCAATATCTGATCTCGATGGACAGGACGACCATGCTCAAATGGTGGGCTTCGGGGGCATAGCCGATTTCGTCAACCCCGATAGCTCGCAACTGCAAAGCGTTACTGCCGAGCGCCGGGGCGCTGTCGCAGTATTGCAGGAGGCTGTCACGGACATCAGACACACTCGGCTGCACGCTCTCTGCCTTACTGGACTTAGTATAGCAGATCAGTTGCAGAGGCCACCGATAGCGGATATGGGTGTCATCGCGCACCTCGACGACCTCCCCGCCGGTGTCGAGAATTATCAGAACCGGCAGGCGGTCTCGGAGTTGGTCTATCGGTTCCGGCAGGTCGGTGATCGTCTTGAACCGCACTGAGTACGAAGGGTCACTCCGAGTGTCCTCCAAAGTGGTCATCAGCGCGTTGAGAATGTCTTGCCTGACTGCCATCAGAATCCTCTCAGCAGTTCGTCATCGATGATCTTGACGACGTGCTTGCTCCTCTGCTGGTGCGCCGGCTGCATGAACGGATAGCGCACGCCTCTTTTCCACCGGGGATGCCCGAACTCAAGAGCCGGGGCGTACCGCTTAGCATTACCACCCGGGCCGACCTTACCGGCCATGCCGTCTCGCTCTATCTCGTAGGTAACCGAGTTGCGCAGCGTGTTTGTCAATACGCCCGGATATGGGTTAGGATTGCCCGGCACGCGTGTGTGACTGGTGCCACTCAGCAGCGTCTTGATATGCCCTTGCAGCATTACGCACGCTCGTGTGATTCCCCGTCGCAGGTTAGGGCGCATCCGCTCACCCGCACGGACTACACGCTCCGCTTTCTTCGATATTTTAATATGCAGATCAACCAACGGCGATCCTCCTGTACGGCTGGATGGCCGTTTTCATGCCGTCAGTCCAATGACCGGCGAGGTTATAGGTTGTCGCAGTGTTACCGAACGACAGGGAGTCCTCACCTTCACGCCCCTCAGCCAGGCGGATGAGCCGCTGTGTCAACTGCACGGCTACCCGCTTGACCGGATCAGGCACGTCGGCGCGCGGCCACCCGTATTTGTAGGCTACCTTCCAGTTGCGAGTCCCGGCCCAGAACACGAAGTCGCGGAGGTAGATCAGCCCGGTATCGCCGTCATAGCCCCACTCGTACGTGGTCGCCAGAGTATCCCACGTGTAGTCGGACTCCAGTGTGTATAGTGTCGGCGTCTCGGTGATACGCAGGTGCCGGACATAGTATTCCTTACTCCGATCACCGTCAAATATCTCCTCGATAGCCGATGATGGCGCAATGAACTTCCGGCAGCAGTAATCCTCTATCTCCTGCGATGCAGCATTGATCGCCAGTAGAGCCTTCGCCTCGTTAATGGCTTCGGACGCATCGATACCAATGGCGTCTCGAAACTCATCGAGCGTGATGAGCGCATTTGCGGCAAGTGTCGCCACTGATTAGTCATCCTTCCTGGTCTTGATCTTCACCGGCTGGAAGTTCTTCGGGAAGTCCTTCTGCAACCGTTCCGCCTCTTTTTCGTCCACCTCTACCGTCTCGCCGTCATTGAGCGTAAAGTACGGCCCACGATAGACCGCTATTTGTTTCGTCTGGACAAACTTCAGGTTAATCATCTGACTGGTCCTATGGTTTGGGTGGCCGGGGCGAACCCGACCACCCGTTATCGATTAACTGGCCTGTACGTTGAAACCAACCGACACAACCGGCTCGGTCGCGTAGGCGTAGAAGCACGCGAACGCCCGGCGCTGGAAGGTCACCGTTTCGTAGATGTCATTGATCCCGTCGTACTGGACCCACGATTCCACCCCGCGCTTGACGCCCTGGATGAAACAGTTGGGGTTAACGAAGGCAATGATCGTCCGGGTCTGCCCGGCGCCAGAATAGACGCCAGAGCTGTCGAGGTTTTCCGCGACGGCCTCATCGACGACGATAGACCGCCCGTCGAACATGGCCAAAGTGCCCGTGCGGATCACCGCCTGCGGCCCGAACTTGTCGATGGTCTGGACCTCCGTCACGTCGCGCATCATGCGCAGGTAGCCCATGACGCTCGTCAGGCAGAACGTATCGGACGGCGGCAGTGCGTACTTCTTCATCTTGCCGTACACCGAGCGGATGGTGTCGGCAGTCAGAGTGCCAAGATCGGTCTCGTTGCTACCGGCGTTCGCCATGTAGCGCAGGCCATCCCAGCAGTATCGCGCATCAGTGGAACCGATACCTGCGCCAGTGTCGATAGTGCCCGTCCTCTGGCCGTTGACGATGGCTGTCGCCAACGCACGGCGCTGTCCGATCTCATGCTGGCGCATCACCCAGGGCATGATCGGGAACACCGCGTCCTCATCCAGCTCGTGTGACAGAGGAATACGGACACGCAACTTCCGAGCGGTCAGGGTCGTGTCCGCCGTTCCGGGCGTCTGTTCCACAGAATCGAACGCAGAGACGTAGGTCGTCTTCTCCGCTACCAGCGTCGCCATGACTGCCGCCCCCTCCACCGGCAGCTTATAGACAGGTGTTGGCATAGTGATCGACGGAATCTGCTGCGCAATCGGATTGTCGGTCAGTACCCGTTCAATCAGATTGGATGACAGCTCGCTCGGAATGAACTGGCTGCCTTCGGTGGATGTCTCCGTATCCAGAGCCTTCGCCAGTTCCGACACGCGACCAAACAGACGCAGGCTCTTCATACGCTCCGGCTTAGGCTGCTGGTGATAGCCAAGCCCCCGGCGCTGACTGTCACAGATGAGGATATTGTCCATCATCACCATCTGGTCAGACAGGTCGCGCAGCTGCTTGGCTGCCTGAGCCTTGTCGCCATCCCTGAAGAACGTCGACTCGATCTCTGAGTCCGTTGCCTGCGCAATGTCAGCGGCTTTCATCAGTACCGGCGCGGTGTTGTTCACCTTGTTGCGCTTCTGGATTTCCTTGATCTGCGTTTCCAGATCGCCGACGGTCTTGGTGAAGTCGCCGACCATACGCTCGGCCTTCGCCTTGAACTCCGCCTCGGTCTGCCCTTTGGTGGCCTCTACCTCTTCCCGATACTTGGCGAACTGACTCTTGATGTCCTCGGTGATCTCGCTCACCTTGACATCGAGGTGCTCATCCACCTTCTTCGTGAGGCCCTGTTCAACCTCTTTCAACTTTTCAGCATCCATGATTGCTGGTCCTTTCTCGCTCCCGGCCTCACAGGAGTCAAATGATTCCAATTGTATTCCCTTTGATTTCGCAATTTGCAGTACAGCGTTCGGATTTGCAGGCACCGAAACAGGCCCGGCCTCGAATACGATCACCTCCTTGATGATATTCGGTTCGCCATCCTTCCCCGGCTCGTAGTCGAGGACGTCGAACATGAACGAAGTCTTTGTTACCACGCCTGCGCGGATCAGCTTCGCCACGTCCCGCCCGGCAGCGGTGTTGGCGATGCCCCCGCGCGAGACCGGACCGTTCTCAGTCAACTTCACATCGAACCACTTGCCGATGGTTATGCTCGGATCGTGGTTGAACATCATCACCGGGTTGTCGCGGAACTCATCGATGTGCTTGCCGAACGCCGTCGGCAGAACGATGTCGCGCACCCGGTCTACATCCGGCGTAGACCAGTTCGCCTCGATAATGAGTTCCCAGTCACCTTCAGACTCTGCATCCGGCTCAAATGCCTTGAGGTTGACTATGCGCTGCAACTTATCCATGTCACTGAGTCGCCTTCATGTCGACGCCGATCTCGAACGTTGCGGTTGAGTCAGCGACACCAGCGAAGACTGAATCGTAGACGCACCCGTCGACCTCAAAGTACAGGAAGCCGCTGATCTTCCCTTTGTCGTCCAGACCGTCAAAGCGGAAAATCTTGTAGCCGCTCTTACCGGGCAGCGAGTCGACCTTGATCGAGTCCGCCGTCGTGCCGGTCGTGACCTGATAGTCCCACTGGAACTTGCCGGTGTACTTATGCCCACCGGCAGCAAATAGCAGCCCCGCGCAGATAATGGTTGCGAGCGAGGCCAATACGATAGTGCGTTTCATTGTAAGTCCTCCTTGAAAACGCCTTGATAGGTGCAGTAACAGTTTATGACATCATGTGCCGGCCCCGCCGAATCACTCGGCCAGCGCAACCGTGAGCCGCCGACCTGAAACAGATCATCTATACCAACTACCTGACCACTCGCCGCTATGTGGTGTTCGCGACTGGTCGGCAGGTTTGCTGAAATCCACATCTTCGAATCCACGCCCGCCTGCTTATCCGCAAGCCACTGCCCCCCGTTAACGACGCCATTCATCTCAGTCTTGGCGATGCGCGTCGACCTCACCTTGCTGAACATGTCGAACTGCTCACGGATGGCCCGTTCGGTCTGTGCGAGTGGTGCCCCGTCCTCGTAGGACTGGCTGAGGATGCGCTTGATCTCCTCGTATGTCGTATCGTTCACCTTGACGAGGCGGTTATGATACTGCGCGATCATGTCATGCACGCGAGGATTGTCCACATCGAAGAACATCCCGACCCCAAGCCGCTCGATCTCGTCCCGGGCCGATTCAAGCATAGCCGATACCATGATCGAGCCGGCAGCTTCGCGTAGCTTCACGTTCTCGAGCATGGTATCAAATACCCAGTCAGCGTCGTCAGCCAGTCCTTTTGTCAGGTGCAGCCCGATGACCGACATGGCGCGCCCCTGTAACGTGATCTCGCGCAGTTTCGTGACAACCCTGTCCGCCTGCTCGTAGAAGAACTCGGACATGATACGCTGCATCCGCTTTTCGAGCGTCGTCACCCGGGAGTAGTGCAGCTTCCAGCGGTGCAGGTGGGGATCGTCGCCGGACTTCTGCCCCGAGGCCAGTAGGCGTCGTTCCTGCGTTTGATCCCCACCTATGCCGCCAGACATTCCAAACCCGAGGTTTGTCAGGTTCTCGATGTAGTAACTGTCGCCGTTCTCGGTATCCGGCTCGTAATTCAGTTCTGCTCGCGCCTCATTCAGCGTAATCAGACCGTCGCGGTATTCACCACGTACCCGCAAGGACAGGGCATCCTGACCGTCCTGGAGTGCAGGGATAGCCGACCGGTCGTAGCGGATCCGGTAGTCGTCCTGCCCTGCTAACAATACGCGGTTGAGCGCGTCCTCTATCAGCTTCAGGCGTGGCAGGGCGCGGTTCTCGACAAAGATTTTCTTTTGGTTGTCCGCGTTGGCGTAGGACGCATGATCCAGTACGCCCACCATCACCGGCGGCGTCTGATACGCAGCCAGAACCTCCTCGCGGATGATCTTGTACAGGTCGATGGGCATCAGGTCTGTGAGCGCATGGGACAGTTTGTCGAGCTTCGTACCGTCCTCGAGTATGGCGATCTTGCCCGCGTTCTCCGGGCCGCCATGCAGTTTCACGAACTCCTTGCGCATGACGTCGCGCTGGTCAGAGGATAGCGCCCGGTCGGTCGTCAACGTGGTGCCGACCATCGTACCATTTTTGAAGTAGCTCTTGAGATACTGCGACAGGTACAACTTGGTGAGCAGCTGGTTCTTGATGATGCCGATTGGCGACTCACCGTAGTACCCTGCCTGTGGGTTCGGAAGCCGGTAGTGGACGACTTCCTCGGTTTCGAGGATGCGCTTCATGCCGCCGTTCTTGGCCACGTACCCACCTACACGCCCGGTTTCCTGATCCACCTGTACTTCTATCCATTTGGGACTGGCGTACCAGAGTTCGTTGTCGGCGGGATCGTAGGTGTTGTATCCGTTGCCGGTAGCGTCGATGGCCATTGATGTCTGGTTGATTAGCGCAGCGAACGACTGGTCCGGGTTAGCGTTGACGATCAACTCAGACAGCGGGTGGTCGTCGACCGTTTCCCATTCCCATTTGCCGTCGATCAGGCGGCGGCGCTCGATGTAGATCGGCAGCGACTCAAG